GTCTTTAGTCCCAATGGTTGCAAAAGGTGAGTTTTACTTTAGACCACAAGATACGGAAGCACAAACAGAGTTTCTATCGTACCCAAAAGGGAAGCATGACGATATAATGGATGCTATATGGACAGCATTAGAGGGGGCTAGACCCTGTAGACTGAAAGAGTTCGACCCCGAAAAAGTAGAAAAGAAAAATTTAAATAAAATCATTGATTGGATGACACTTTAAGTGCTATCTTACTCTGGTAGACTATGAGGTAAAATGTCAAGTTACGAAGTTAAAAAGGGTAGCAAGCAAAGTGTAGCCGACGAAACCAAAACCTTATTCGAACTTTATCGCAGAAAAAGAGAAGATTGGGCCCAACAAGCAAGGGAAGATCAAGAATATCGTTTAGGTCGCCAGTGGACAAAAGAGCAGATAGATACTATGGAATCCAGGGGTCAAGCTCCTGTTGTTGTAAATAGAATACATCCTGCTGTAGAGACTGCTAAGGCTATGTTAACGGCCAATAGGCCGTCTTTTAAGTGCTCCCCAAGAGAAGATTCAGATGTTAGAGTTGTCAAAGTGCTAAATGCACTTTTGTCTTATATGTATGATGTATCAGAAGGCAGAGGTGAGATTAGACAGGCTATTGATGATTACTATGTAACTGGTATGGGCGTTTTACATGTTTATCAAGATCCTAAGCTTGACGATGGTAAAGGTGAGGTATGTTTTACTAGTGTAGACCCATTAGACCTGTACGTTGATCCAAATGCAAGGGATCCATTTTTTGATGATGCAGAGAATTTAATAATCTCTAGACGCTTTACAAAAGCTCAAGTAAAGCAAATGTATCCAACATATGAAAAAGCTATACAATCTGCTGAGGGTAATTTTTATAGTGACGCAATATCTACATCTAGAGCTGATGATAATGCTATTACATTCCCAGATGATATAACTACAGAGTCTGAAGATGGTGGAGCTTCTTATGTTAGAGGTTATGAAAGATATTATAAAGTCTTTGAGGATGAGTATAGAATATATGAGAAATACTCTGGAAAAGAGTTGGTACTATCTGAAGATGAGTTCCAGCAATATGTAGCTACTGAAGTTGGACTACTTGGAGAACAAGTTTTTGAAGGCCAAGATATACTTACAGCTGATGAGAATCAATCCCAGCAACGAATACAAGCTATGGGTACAGCTGAACAGCAAATAGAAGAAGACATACAGCGTCAAAGAGAAGAATTAGAAGTACAGTATATAGAGCAAGAAAAGCAATTATACGAAGCAGTTGAATTAGGCGAGATGGTTCCAGAGCGAATGGAACTAATGTTAGACAATCTAAGAGAGCAAAATACTCAAATGATTGAGTCAGCTTATGAACAGGCAATGGAGCAAGCTGGATTAGCCTTAGAAATTCCATCTGTAGAAAAGTTAACTAAAGCACATTTAGTTGAAAAAGGTATGATTGAGATTATACCAGTTTCAATTAAGAGAGTTAAGCAATGTGTTATTATAGGGGATAAACACTTGTATTCAAGGATACTACCTACAAGTAAGTATCCAATTGTCCCTATAATGAATTTGCATACCAGAACTCCTTATCCTATGAGTGATGTAAGAATGGTTAAGGGTTTACAGGATTTTATTAATAAGACTAGATCTCTTATTATAGCGCATGCTACTACATCAACTAATATGAAGGTTATGATACCTGCAGGTTCAGTAGACATGCAAGAATTTGAGCAAAAATGGGCTCAGCCAGGTGTTGGGATAGAAGTAGACTTTGATATGGGGCAACCTGTAGTTGCTCAGCCTACACCTTTACCTAATGAATTATATCATAATGAGCAGACTGCCAAGAATGATATAGACCATCAATTAGGTTTATATGAAATGATGCAAGGAAATACTGCATCTGCCCCTCAAACATATAAAGCTACAATTGCTTTAGATGAATTTGGGCAAAGAAAAATTAAGTCTAAGCTTGCTGATATAGAAGGAGCATTAACTAGATTAGGCCAAGTGGCCGTTCAATTAATGCAAGAGCTTTACCAGGAAGAAAAGATATTTAGGCTAGTACAACCTAACAACTCTATGACAGAGTATGCTATAAATAAAAGGATGTATGATGACGCTACAAATGAAATTTCTGTTGTAAACGATATTACAGTAGGAAAATATGATGTTGTCTATGTTTCAGGCTCAACACTTCCGTCCAATAGATATGCGGAACTTGAGTTTTACATGGATGCATTTTCAAAAGGCCTTATCGATCAGCAAGAGGTTCTTAAAAAGACCGAAATATTCGATATGGAAGGAGTATTACAAAGAACAGATACAATCGCTCAGTTACAGCAACAAGTAGAGCAAGCGCAAGAGCAAATCAAGGACTTGTCTGGAGATATGCAAACGCTTACTCGTGAAAATGTTCACCTGAAACAGAAGATTGAAGTTGAGAAGTTCAAGACTGGATTAGATAAGATTGAAACTAAAGCGAAAGCTTCTGGTGAGATCTTTGAAGCTAGACTTGATGACAGCTTAGCTAATACTGAGAAAGTAATACGGGATGCAATAAAAGAAACAACAGACTCACCTTCTCCAGCATCTAAGAAGCAGTCAAAAAAGGGAAAAAAATAAATGGAAGCTAATGAATTTACTAATGATACCCAACCTCAACAGGATGTTCCAGAGTTTGAAAAAGAATTAGACCAAACTTTACCTGTTAATGATGGCTCATTTGAAGAAGCATTGGGGTTACCTTATGACCAAGAAGTGGCAAGGGCAGAATCTGTTCGTTCAGAGCAAATGAAGCTTGCACAGGAGCCTACAGAAGTAGCACCTCCTCAGCCTACTCCTACTCAAGAGAACCCAGATAATGAATCAGTACGTTCATCTTATTGGCAATCTCAAGCAGATCAATTAAGAAATCAACTCAATGAAGTCCAACAATATATGCCTATGGTAGATTACTTACGTAGTAATCCTCAAGCAGTGCAGAATATTCAAGGACAACCAGCTCAACCTCAAGCAGAGGCACCAACGCAGGAAGAAGAGTTTCCAGCTCCTCCTGCTAAGCCAGAAATGCCACGAGGTTACAGCAGAGAAGAGGCCTATAGTGATCCTAGCTCTGAGAGTGCTAAATATCTCGACGAAGTTGAGCAATGGCGCGATACAATGACTCAGTATAATCAATTATCTAGTCAGTATCAAGTCGCTAAAGTTCAAGAGATGTACGACCAGAAAATTGACGGTTTAGAGAAAATAAACCTACAAAGGGAAAATGCTATTAGAGAGCAAAATGCAATGAATAATGCGAGGCAATATGTTGCTGCAAATTATGACTTAGGGGATAAGTTAGACGATTTTATAACTGAAATGAGTGACGATAATTCTATTAATATGGATGATTTAGTCGGCTATTTTAAGTATAAAAATGGTATGATGAATACTCCTCAAGCTCAGAATGCGCCAACACCACCTCCACCTTCACGTGCATTTAACCAGACACGACGAGCACAGGCAGTTCCAACGCCTATGAATGTCCAGTCTGGGCAAACTAATCAGCCTAAAGATCCTGTAGTAGGTTTTATGGACGAACTAATTTCTGGTGATGGTTCAAAAGATATATTATAAAACTTAAGGAGTAATAAAAATGGCAGATTATAGTTCAGGCCAAGGGATTTCAACTACTCCATCAGGTGCGTTTGGCGGCGAGTCCGTAGATAATATTCGAAGAACGTTCGGGATTTCAGATAAAGTAGCTCAATTAGCTCCAGCTGAATCGATTTTCTTCTCTTATTTATCAAAGCTTGGCAAAAAACCAACCGATGAGACTGTTTGGAAACCTTTGGAATATAGAAACCAATGGCAAAGACGTAACTTTAAAGTTAGTTGGCATAAATTAACAGGTCCTTCAGCGGCTGATGGCGCAGCTATTACAGCAATTGATAATGCAGGCGCATCTGATGGATCTCACTTTATTTTGTGGACAGACTACGACAATAAAGGTGCGCAAACTAAATCAACCGTAAAACCAGATGAAGCTAGCTTTGTTGGCTATGCACCAATATTTTTAGCTAAAAACCAAGTTCTTCGCTTTAATGGCGTAGCATATAAGTTAACTGCTGATCCTAAATACTACAAGTATACAGGCGCAGAAGCTGCAACTGCTTCAACTAAAGCTAAGGCTGGAACTGAAGTTGGATATGCTACTATTGATATGGCTAGTCTAACTGTTGTTTCAAGCAATGCTGCAGTTGGAAATGACTTTAATAATGGTGCTTGGGACAAAGAAGGTCAAGTAATTGGCTCTCAATGGGCTGAAGGTTCTGGTGCTCCAGATGGATGGAGAGATGAATTAAGTGCTGTGGAATTTTACACACAGATCTTTAAGACATCTGTTCCTCTAATGACTGGTTCATCAATGGCTACTCGTTATCGTGGGTTCCAAAATGAGTTCAAGCGTATTTATGCTGAGCATATCAAATCTCACAAAATGGACTTAGAGCAAGCCTTTTTGTTTGGATATGGTAAGTATAATGATGCAGACGCTCGTACTTCATGGGGTATGGTTCCATTTTTAGAAAATAAAGGTGGGAAGAAATATGAAGTAGCCTATGATGGTAGTGTTCCAACTGGTAGCGGGTACGATGCGAATGTAGGATTCCATTACGATGGCATTATTGATTTAATGGATGACTTTATGAACTGGGAAGGTGGCAATAGCGGTCAAAAACTATGCTTAACTTCACGTAAAGTTATTAATTCATTGCATAAAGTTGGTGGTGGTAACTTCTTAGATAACACTTTTGCTTCTACTGATACAAAAGAGTTATTTAAGGCTAACCTAGATGTTAAACAATCTAGCTTTATGCCTATTGATATAACTTCAATTTCAACATCATGGGGCTCAATGAACTTTGTGGCTCATCCTCTCTTCCGTGGCGACATGGCAGATAAGGCTGTATGTATTGATTTATCAAATGTGTCGATGCGACCACTTTCTGGAAACGGGATAAGTCGTGATACGTTTGTTGAAACAAACATTCAGGAAAATGATATTGATGGTAGAAAAGACCAAATCATAACAGAAGCTGGCTTGGAAGTAATGCTTCCAGAAACGCACGCTGTTATCGATTTCGTTGCATCTTAATCAATAGTAAGTTAAGCTAATAACGGGGGTTCTTCGGAGCCCCCTTTATTAAGGAGGGTAAATGAGCAACACTACTAGATTAAATGCCATGACAGGGCTAACAATAGGCACAGATCCTGCTCCAAGCGGAACTGAGCTTATTGACGTTTTAAATGAAGGTGCACGAGATGTTGTTGAGAAGTTGATTAAGTTAGATCCAAATAAAGCATCTGAATTTAGTCGAGAAAAAACAAGCTCTAATAACGTGTTTGATGTTAGTATTCCTTCTCATTTCCTTTTAGAGATTTCAAGAGAAAATAATACTGCTGGAGGATGGAGGCCTTGTCAAGAAATACCTCGTAGTAAAGTTGCTGAGGTTAGTGATGCAGCTTCTATATTTGAGGCTACAAAGTTTTCACCTGTATTTTATTGGAAAAAAGATACTCCTACGGTTATACCTGCTTTAGATGACTCAACAGATA